AGCCCGTTGAGGTTTTTAAAGTGTGTTGATTTCGACCTATTTGCAAATCATAATAAGATACTAAGGGGGATTTAGGTAGAAGATCGCAAAATGTTTCCCCCATCAATGCATGAATTCCTATAATACACTTTCTATAATTTAACCAAGGGCCGATATAAAAGTAACCATCCTTTCTTATGTAGTTTCTCAAAGATTTACCACTCTTGACACTATAAACTTGTGAGGTATAAAAATCTATTTCATACTCAGGATAAGTAACTCCCTGATAAACAACTGGCCTTCTTAGTGATTTCATTTGTTATTCTGTATCTTTCAATCTGCTTATGGGCATATTATACATGTTTGCATGCACTCTAAAGCCATTAGATGGATCTACATCTCCTTTTTTCCAGAATTTAGCTTGCTCAAAATATTCTTTTTTAGGCATAAAGCCACATAACCATATAGATTCTACCCCGTGATAAGTAGCACTACGCCCTTTGCCCCGCTTCTCCTTGAATGTAATTGAAATAAATGCGTAAGTATCTGCCTTTTGATGCTTGCTAGTCTCAGCTATAGAGACTTCATAAGAAGGTCTTGGGTCAACAGTTCTTCTTTTTGTCTTAACGTCTATTTTTAAATCATTTTTTATTAGGTCATAGTTGTATTTCTCGTTACCTTCATCACAAGAAACATTATTGCATTGCAAATCTTCAGCTAAAGCTATCTCAGCCAAGTATCCAGCCAAGTTACCACCTCCCGAAGTAATAGAATTATTTATAGAACCCAGATTTTTTGCTTTTTTAACAGCCTCATCTATCATTGACTGGTTAAATTTTAGTTTCCTCATAGGTTATCTTTTAATCTGCTCCAAAAACTTATAATCATCTTCGTAAAACGACTTTATAAAATCTATTTGGATTTCAGTTGGGATGGGCTTTTCTGCCTCAACAGTTTGTAGTTTTTCTAATTTTATTGGCTTCCCCATAACCTCACTTAATAATTCACAAACAGAAGGCATTTCATCTAAGAAGAAAACTCTATTGTAGTAACTGGGATCATGACCTATAAAATCCACCTGTGGTCGAAAATGATGATATATGTTTTCGTCTAACCTGTAGTATTTATCGTAAAAATCTTCAATAAACTCGTCGAGTCCTACAAAATCAATATCCTCATGACGGCAAATTCTATTTGTATAGGATGATATAAACCTATCTACAGGATCTCTGACTATACAAAATTTAATATCTGCATCTATTACTTTAAATGTCTTTGTATTAAATTTATGATGAATATCATCTTCATAATCAATAACACCTTCTATCCCTTTGCGGATCATCACTTTAGTTGATGTGCAACCGCATTTCGGAGTTGGGCAATATTGTATTATTTTATTTTTTACTTTAAAAACCATTCTCTGACATATTTATTCTGGGATAATTGGGTTGGGTGGCCATATGGCTACTCCTGATTCATCTATAACAACAAATCCTTGGTTTATTTTCAATTCATTCCCAGTAATTCCAATTTTTCGTAGTAAATATCCTACTTCTGCATCTTCATAAATAAAATAATTGTCTCTAACTCCATAACCTGCTAAATATGAAGCGGATTTTTTAGACAAAAAATATGCTGGCCCCTCACAATACTCTCCTTCTGGCACATCGACCGTAGTATGATTTAATTCTTCATTCTCACATTTACCAAAATGCCAATCATTAGCACCCGCAGTTATCATCCGACCAGAATAGTCGTATTCTAAAGCTTCACAAACAATTTTATTAAAATCACCAAAAAAAGAAACATCGTCATCTGTTTTTAATATTAGGTCGAAGTCTCTGTTTTCAACTACCCACTTAATAGCCATCAAAGTTTTTATAGGTAGACTTTCATAATTGTCTGAGCAAGGCAAGTAAACTATGTCATCCTTAACTAAAGGAGAAGACAGTTCGGGATCTCCCATAAAATACATATAGTCTCCCTTAAAACTACATAAGTCAGCAAATTTCCAATTCGATTGCAGCATAGTAGTGTCTTGCGACAACATTTTGTGCCTATATTTTTCACAAGCTAAAATGATTGTGAATAAGTTCATTGATTTTTTGATAAAACTTGGTTTATAAAAAAGATTCCACATATTATTATATAGAATAAAATAAAATACTTTAATTGTTAACCCTGTGAACTAGACTCTGCACTAGTCTCCCAAGGTGGATCAGAGCTTGACTCAGAACTGCTCGTTTCCGCACTCGTTTCCGCACTCGTTTCCGCACTCGTTTCCGCACTCGTTTCCGCACTCGTTTCCGCACTCGTTTCCGCACTCGTTTCCGCACTCGTTTCCGCACTTTTTTTAAACCAGTAGGGCCGTAACTTGCGAAGAGCAGCGACGAATCGAGCCATAAGTTTTTTCGCATCAAAGACTATGTGCCTTGAAAAATCCGCTTCAGTAATTGTATAGTTTGTTGATACACCTGCCCGTGTGTCAGCGGTAGCAATCATACCATTAATATCTGAAATGTGATCTGCTATAGCAGTCCCAGCCCCTGCACCACCAAATGTCCAAACAGTTATAAGAACAGGCTCTCCTTTAAATATTAAAAATGCAGGGTTGCCGCTATCACCACTGATTTTATTCTCATGGAAAATAAGTCTTTTGGGATCTGCGGGTGTCTGCATCTTACCTCCAGAACGCCAATCTATGATGAGAGCTTTCTCTTCTTGATCAAGACCAAGGCAAGGTATCCTGCTGAAGGTATCTAAATAGTCATTGTAATTGCTAGGCATTACAGAGCAAGGCTTTATCGTAGAGGGAAGGTCACTGTCCAAAGTATAAATTGTTAAGTCTGGAAAGTAACGTCTACATTCGGGGTGTCTAGCTTTCCCTATCACAGTGCGGTCATGAACTAAACCGTTTTTCTCTACAAATCTAACCACTACCCCCACAGAATACTCGTAGTGTGCTGCCCCTATAATGTGCCTTGGAGTCACTAGCGTTCCCGCCTTCTTATGACCACCACTACTATTCCAAGGAGACATGCATGTGATGTCTAAGTCTCCACACCATAAGTCAGGGTTCCTAACATAAGCTGGGCTTGCATGATCTTGAGAGGCAAACACCTTGCCGTTAGCCTCCATAGTCATAGACTCATCTAGAAGGTCATCTATTTGTTTGGAACAGTGAAGAGAAATAGTTTTCATAATTGATTATATCTTTGTATTTAAATTTATCTAATTAAAAGTAGTGCGCTCGGTGAGATTCGAACTCACGACCAAGGGTTTATGAGACCCCTGCTCTAACCACTGAGCTACAAGCGCATTTATTCTCCGAACTTATAATTAAAAGCCTCAATGTCTCGCGCATATAGATCTGCGATCACTTGCCTTGATTGGTCATTATAATATTCGGTATAGTGTTTGTGATTTGTTTTGTTTTCCCGTAAGAGTTTTTGTTTTGGAACACCTATTTTATCACAGACGATATTGAAATCTTCTTGTAAGTTTTCTGTTTTTCCTATGAAATCACAACCTTCAGTAAAATCATACTGTGACCCATATTTTGAACAATCTCTAGCGACCCCATCTTTAAAAAAATCTATAAAATCAAAGGTAGGGCCACCTTCTTTCTTGCTCCACTTATTCCAATATTCTACTATTGACACTGCTCTATCAAATGGATTTCTTACGAACGCGAACTTAAAATATGTATTAAAAACATTTTCATTTAATGTTTTTTTTCGATGCCATAAAGGAATATGGTTCCAATCGTAGTCCCATTCTTCGCACAATCTATCGCATTCAGGTAACTTATCAAGAATACTTGTTGATGCTGTTTTAGCGACTCTTGCAAATATAAATTTATACTCGTTATTAATCATAATTAATATCCAAACTTATAATTAAAAGCCTCAATATCGTCAAAATACCTATCTTTAACTAGATTTTTATTTTCATCAGTATACCATTCAGTATAATGTTCATGATTTGTCTTATTTTCATGTGGTAATTTCTTGGATTCAAAGCCTAGATTTTGGCAGATTAAATTAAAATCTTCTTGCAAGTTCTCAAACCTGCCTATAAAATCTATATTCTTATTAAGAAAAGAAGATTGCGGTTTACAGTGAATGCCAAATTCATTAGATTTAAAAAAAGATTCAAAGGTAAACTCATAACCAAGCCTCTTGTAATAAAAATAAGAAGACATAATCCTATCCCAAGGGTTCCTGACAAAAGCGAAGGAAAAGTATTCTTCTTGCTTTTCTAAGGGGAAATCATTTAATGACATGTGTTGCTTCTGCCGAAAGCCAATACTAAATTCAGATTTAACTTCCATTGGCAGCGCCGACAGAGGATATTTACTCGTCCAATCATGACTTACTCCATAATTAGATAAAATAAATCTCTCTATTGAAGTGCCTCCACATTTAGGTATATGCACGAATATAAATTTGCCTCTATCACTAATCATAGTTATTCTAATTCAAACCACTCTAATGTTTTGCTTCGTCCCATTTTTTGATTAGTATTTTTTAAAGTTTGCAACCCGTAGGGGGATCGAACCCCTATTGCCAGAATGAAAATCTGGAGTCCTAACCATTAGACGAACGGGTCTTAAGTGGTAGCTCTGGAGGGGATCGAACCCTCACGATCTAGGATCAACG